GAAGCACACAGACATCACCGGGGCCAACAACAGGCCCCTTGGCGGTGTTGTCAACGACATAGTCATCGGAGTCACACCTGACGAAAGTGCTGTCGCAGGCGATCTCGTAGCCCACGCTGCTGAACGGGTTGTCGATGCTGCCGTCACCCAGGCCAGCAGGAGCGTTAGGATCGAAGTAGTACTTCGTGGCCCCACTAAAATCGACAGTAGGCGTCCAGTAAGCACCAGCAATCAGGTCTGCGCCAAGAGTGGAGGTGTTAACGTCAGTCCAGCCAGAAGATATAAATCCGCCAGTCCCGCCCCACATGTCGCCCAAGTGACCAACGGGATCTTCACCATATCCTGTAAGTAGAAGTATAAACAGTAGCGGCACAAAGGCCAGGAACTTGCGCATGATACCCTCTATCTTTACTGATTCAGATAAAGCTGATAGGCGATGGAGGCATTGCCCGTTGCGGTTTTCACCACCAAGAAATCAAACTTTCCATCAATTCGCATAAAGCTATTCGCCAGGGCACCAGCGGCTCCAGTGTCCGCTGCAGCCGGGCTTAGCAGCGCAAAGGAAGACCCATTGTATTTCCATGCCAGTACCTGAAAACTGTCGTCAGCACAGGACACGAAAGCGGAATACTCGGGGCCATTAGGTGCAATACCAGAAGTAATGGTATTGAAAGAGAGCTTAACCCCGGACGTAGTGCCGGTAGCTACACCCGCACGAAGGGGGCCAGTGACGGCCAGCGCACTAGAGGCAACAATGGCGAGGGCCGCAGTCAGAAGAATAAATCGTTTCAGCATTGTTTAGTTACCTCCAGTAACCTTTGAACGTAGGTACTTCGCGTACTCAGCTTCAGCTGGAGTACTCAGATTTGTTTCCCTTATCTTAGTAACCATGTTAGCCGCATAGGTTACTTTTGTGTACCGATCTTTTAGATCATCTATGTTTTTATAGTTAATACCAAGCCCTCGCAACTCAGTAATCATTTTATTGACAGTGACAGGATCATACCTTCCCGTGCGCACTTCATCCCAAATCTTCTCAGTTAGCGCGGCCTGCCTACTCCTGATTTGTTGATTACGAAGATACATGTTTGTGCCAATTTTTCTTTCAATGGCACCCTTGACAGACTGCATCCCAGTAAAAATTGAGGCAAAATCTTCCTGAGAAGTATTATACTTTTTCTCCCCATACTTATGCTCAGTAAAAGATCCCGGCTTAAATAGAGCGGAAAGTCCAGCTTCTAGGTTAGTCTTCCGCTTAGTTCGCACGGCGACCTGCTCTCCCTTTTGGAAAGCCGCAGCCTGCTGAACAGCGCGGAACCTCTGTTCAATGCCAACTACGCCGGGAATGGTCATCTCAAGAGAATCGAAAAAGGCTTTCTTTGCCTCATATACTTCAGCATAGTCTAGTCCGTCAACAGCCTTGGGTAACGTCCCAAGAAACTTGCTCATGTTAATCAAAGCCTGAACAGGAATGGACTTCCGTTCCCCTGAGGCCATCTTGGGGAAGTCCTTCATGTACTCTATGCCAACATATTCTTTAATATCAATATTCTGGTCATGCGCTGCGGCAAACTGCATCTTACCGGCGATGCGCAGGTAGTCAACAAAGGCCCCGCTGTTCTCCATGCCGATGCCAAGCAGCGTTTCAGTCTGTTTAAAAGGAAAACTAAAGAACTGTGTAACGGTAGACGACCCAGTAGCGGACAGCCTGTTAAACCACACTGGCTTACCAACGGCACCAAAGACATGGTTTAGCTCTTCGGTAGCCCTAGCAGCGTTAGCTATAACTCCGCGCCGCACCCCCTCATCTGTAATATCATCCAGAGTTTTTACACCCAGCTTTACAAGTTCGTCATCTACAGCAGCGTGATAAGTAAGGCCACGAATAAAGAACTCGGTTTCAGAGATAGCAGGAGTTCCCGGCATTTTCAGCCGTCCAGCCCAAGAGCTAAGTCCATGATAAATTTGTGTAATTTCACTGTCAATACCAGCGGCCTTTGCTACAGCACGGTGCTCACTACTCATCATCTTAGCAAGCCCCTTCATGGCACGAAGAGGGCCGTATTCCGCAGCAGTTGTATTGAGGGCCTGAAGGACGGACATGACTGGGTAACGAATATTGCCGGTAAGCGCAGCGGAATACCCTGTAGAGGCCACAAACTTTGCCATCCCACGAAGGCGACTCGCTGCCTCTGGCCCCAGCCTTTTGTCCGCCTGAGAGTTCAGCCAGGAAGCTTCCCCCCGCAGATTTTTAATTAAGTCATCAGTATACCCAACAATAAAACTTCGCTTTGGATCTGCCGTTGCAACCTTTGCGGACATATACTTTAGGTCTTCTAGCATAGGCTCAATATACGCCTTACGCCCAGCTCCCCTAGTATATACATCCATAATATGCCCGATATCAGTAATCTCATACTCAGTGCCGGTACGCTCCAACAGGTTACCAAAGAAAACTCTGGTCTTAGCTGGCAGGCCCTCCATGTCCGGCGGTAGGTTACCGTCTTTAAACCAATTTGTGTCTAAAAATCTAGCCCCGTAATCACTCAGATGCGGCACGTACCCTTCTATATAATCCTCCGGCTTCATCTGTAGTTTAATAGACATCGTATCAAACAGTGCCCGCATATCATCATGGGCTTCCCGCATCTCTGGAGTAGCCGCGTCCCACAGCTCTTGAAATTTAGCGTTAGCCTTGGCAATGCTGTCCTCAGTTGGATTAGCCCCAGCGTACTTAGCATTAAGAAGCTCAACAAATTGCTTAGACTTTTCTTTATTCATGGTGCCACCCGGCTCATGAATAAATTTGCTGAGAACTCTAGTCCTTGCGTTATTCCTCTCAAGAATACCGGCCTTCTCCATAATCTTTAAGGACTCTTCCCTGGTATAATTTACAAAGTAATTATACTCGGACAGGCCATTCATCAAGCGGGTGCGCATCTCCGGGGCATAGTCAGCATATACCCGTGTAGGCTCACGAAAGGTACTACTCAGCCAAGAGGGCGGCATCGGCATAAAGCTTTTAGGGCTGAGGCTTAGCCCAACCATACGGCCCACTTGAGTGCCGAACTGGTCCTTGGCGTACTCTCCGCTTTCCAGGGGGGACCGCCGCATACTATTCGGCAGCGTTTCCTTTGAATAGTTAGAGTCAATAATAGGCTCACCAGTTTCTTGAATTTTCTTCTTGGACTTCTCCATTTTCTTTAGCTGCTGCTCTAACTGATACCGGGACTTTACTTCCTTACTGGCCTTCTTTCCAGGCTTTTTAGCCCCCTTAGGGAGCTTGCCCGCCTCACCCATTTCCGCCAACTGCTTTTTAGTTCTGGCAATATGTTCGTCAAAACTCTTTAACTGCTTGGCAGCATCCAAGGAGCGCACATACTTGGAAGAACTAAGACCATTAGGGCTGACGTTTAGGTTGCCGTAGTAGTGGCTGATACGATCCAATCTTGTGCGAATATTTTTTGGGTCAGTGCCAATAATAATATGGGCCAGCGCATCAGAAAAATTTTCTGTATTAGTAGGGCCAAGATTCATGCGGTTATGTAACTCCACACCGTCTTCGATATGCAGCTCTTTATCAATTATTTCTCTGGCCTTATCGTACTCTTTAGCAAAAGCCTTTCTGTCCGCTTCCGACCACTCTTTGCCCAGGGCCTTAGCCGCCTGCGCCCCAGTCTTCGGGACCACACTTTTAGTGAGCATAATATCATCAATGCTCTTGGCCATAGTGGCGACTTCTTTAGATTCCTCCATCATAGCCAAATGCTTTTGTGCATTTCGCAGCCTTCCAGCCAGAGTCTCCCCAACTACCTCCAGCCCTCCGGCTTCTGCAACTTCAGACTCCAATGCCTTTACATACTTTTGCGCCACAGAGTGTGCTTCTGTTAGGTAATTCAGCTTCATCGTTTTTCTGGCCAGCCTACCAGAAACTTCGGCCTGCACACTTAAAGGCAAGGACTTAGACATGCCCTTAACCACTTGTGCCACTGGAACATAAGTAAGTGGATCGGTGAAAACGTCACCCATAAATGTAGTGGCTTTAAGTAAAAACTCCCCAGCCATATTACCGATGCCGGGCTTTTTATACCATTCTTCTAACCTATCATCACTAAGGTCATTGACAATATCTGCCATTGTAATAACTTCGTGGTGGGCCCCTTCCTGCGCCCAGGAGTCCGGTGCCAAGTATTCAGGAATAGCCTTGCGCCAGTCCCCTCTAGTAAGAAGCTGATATCCTATCTGCTGTGGTATTGCAAAAAGATCAAAGACATTTTTTGCCCCGCCCCATAGCTTTCCTAAAAAGCCTTGGGGGTCTACCATTTTTTCTCCAGCCCCGTAATAAGCGGCCATTAGGCCGGGGTCAACATCGTTGTTAGACATATACTGGCTAACCGATGCGGGCTTTCCATTACCAAACTTTGCGCCACCAGCGATACTATTAGATGCCAGCTGGTCGGCCAGCTCTCCACCGCTGATCGTCATAGATGGGGCATAAAAAGTATTGGTCCCTGAAAAATGATTAATCAGATCCGCAGATCGACGGGCCTCATCAATATTTCTGGGCATTACTTACGTCCTCGCTTTTTTTCTTTTTCGATCTCTTTGACCGCGCTTTCAACCAAACTCTTTTGCAAGAAAGTGCTGTCAGACCCCTTAAGGTCAAAATCATAAAACTTAGTTTTAAGAGAAGCTTTAATTAATGTAGCAAAGTTGTTGACAGTCTCTTTAAAGAAACTCAAGTCATTAGGATCATATGCATCGATAAGCGTAGTAACTTGGTCATGGTAAAACTTCTCTGCTTCAGCCTTAGTAGTTCCAGGCGGGAGTGCCTGCATCCAGTACTCCACCAGCTGAATAGCCGCTTCCTCGTTGAAGCGAGCATCCGCCTCTCTCAGCGTGTCGATGGCCCATACCCGCGCATTGTCAAGCATTGGCCCAATTTCCTTGGCAGCGTACTCTTGCCTCATAATAGTTTTATTAGAGATAGCTGCCTTCGCGGCCATTTTGTTGCGCTCTTCCGGCTCGGCTTCCTCGTAATCGCTAGACCCCTTTAGCATCATATGCGCGTTAACTATATCCTGCTGCATTTCATTGTAATCATTGGTGCGGAGGTATACCATGATATCTCCAAGCTTTTGGTTGTTCACCAGAAAACTCATGTCTTCCGCGCCAATCGTCTTTTCAATGAAATTCTTTACATCAGATTCTGTTTCAAAGTTCCACGTTCCCACTTCACCGGCTGCGGCTATAATACTTGAGTACAGCTCTTCGGCCTTTTCAATATTTTTAAACCCTATTTGGTTAGGATCATACTTGGGCATCAGCAGGTCGATTGCACCAGCAAAATCATTTGGATTTGCTCCCAGATGTTTTCCTGCTAAAGCCTTGCTTTCATAAGTCATATCCTGAAGCATATTGTAATATAGTTTTTCCAAAGACCTATCATCAAAATTCTTGGTTATTGCCGCCATAACATCTGGCTCAATTCTATCGGCCAGCCCCATGCTATACAAGGCGACCTTTAGCCCTTCCGCGTTTTCCTGCATAAAGGCTTCACGGGCCATGTCACTAAAGAGTTCAAAAGATGTCGTGTCCAGCCTATACTCTTTCGCAGCGGCGGACACCTTCTCTGCTGATACGCCAACAGCCTGCTCAAAAAGCGGATTGTCGGGAAATATTTGGCCAGCTAACGCCGTGTTGCTCAGAAGGAATTGTCTATAAAAGGACTTAGCGGCCTGTGCATCTGCCTCATCAAAGCCCATACGCATGAGTTCTTTTTCTATTTCGGCATCAAGCTTCCGCATATAGATTCCATTTTGGAAACTCCTGGCCTGCGTTTCTCTCTGGAAAATCTGTTCCCCAACCTGCAATAGCTGCTGCTGGGCATGTTCATTACCCTGTAGCTCCCGCTTCAATTCCCTTTCCAGAGCATTTATGAACGTATCATGCTCTAGCCGCTGCCCCTGCAAGTTGCTTTCATGCGCACGGCGGAAAGCGTTTTCTGCCCCCTGGAACTCTTGGTCGTTTAGTTGCAGTTCCTCCTGCGCCGCCTTTTGAAACTCAGCCATAGACATGCTGTTTTCAAAATTAACATCAATCTTATCTAAGTCATACTCCTGCGCCAGAGCCATTTGCTCTTCTGTAATATCTCCAGAAACGCGCAGCTTTTCTAGTTCATATCCTTGCAGAGTAGCATCTCTGTCCACGCCGAATTTTCTGGCCAAGGCATTTTCTTCGGCGGTAAAAGCCATTTGGGCAGCATCGGTTCCCATCTCGTTTATTGAGCGAAGAACCCCCATAGCAACATCGTTCTTTTGGCCGGTCAGGGCCACATACATATTAGAGATCGTTCCCATTTCGCCAAGACTAGCCTGGATAGACGCTTGGCGGGCGGCAAGTTCTTGGTCCCTAGACTTGGACACCTGCTCCTGCCGGTACTTGTTCTCAAAGTCTGCCCTATTTGCGGCGGCGTTCAGCCCACTTACAGCGAGCTTGCCAGCCAGCGGAGCCTGCCCACTGGCGAGTGCACCAAGAGCCGCGACACCAGCGATAATACCTTTGGGGCTTTTAACCTCGTCCCAAAAAGTAGTATCCCTTTGCGCCTTTAGCTCTTCGCGTTCGGCCTTAGTTTCCTCAGCAACCTGCTGAGTGGCGTTCACCTGCTCACGCAAATTCTTTTGAATCTCGGGGCTAACTGTAGCCATTTCCTTGAGCAGCGCGATCTTGTCTTCGTCTGTTGACACAGAATCAAGAATCTTAGTCACTAGACCCGCATTAACTTCCGCCCTCCTCTTGGCAATGTTGCCGCCAGTTTCATAGGCTTCAGTAGCAGATGCTCTCTTTTGGTTTTTATCAGCCATATTAATATCCTAACCGATACCAATGTCAGGGACAAAACTAGCCGCAGTGCCCCACGGGTCTTTAGTTTCGGCGCGAGTAGTAAAATTACCCAAAGCGAACTGGTTAGCAATACCCATAGACGCGGGAGCCATCCCAGTAAGCGCGGCCAGTAACTGCTGATTAGCAGAGAGCCTGCTCTGCACCCCCTGATTAGACAGATTAATCAGTGCCTCTGCTCCACCAGACATTCGCTGTGATTCAATATTAGCCAGCTGCCGCAGGGTTTCCTGCCCTAGCGTAGCTTGGCTAATGCCCTCATAGCTGGAATCTGTCTGCCCCCGTTTGGCCAGATTAGCCCGCAGCAATCTCTCTTGGTCAGCCTGACTAGCCAGCAGATTTCGCTTGGCGACATCGGCCTGTCCCCCCACAGCCTGATTGACCAGAGCTTCCATGTCCTCGGTAATACGGAAGTCGCCACCAGTAGAAGCCAAATCACCAAGGGTAAGCTGGTCACCATACTTCATCGCTTGGTCACGCACCCACTGCTCAAAGGCTCGTTCCTCTGGCTTCTTTTGAAAGGTCCGCTGCTTTTGTTCTTCTTTCTTAGACCCCATGGGTATCTCCTATGATGTACGCGCCAAGTACATAGTTTTCTTCTAGCAAACTGCCAAACTTTTCGTGCATCTTTAAAGCCTCGGCATTGGCTCGGTGCACCCAAAACTTTATTACCCGGACTCCCAGTTCTTTCAACACACGGCGTAATCTAATCTGCAAATAGATTCCTACGCCAGTGTGCGTGTACTCCCTACTCACCGCTAAGTAATCACAGAAAGCAATCTCTCCAGATATCGCACACCATATACATGCTACAATCTTACCATTATCCTCGGCCACTAAAGTCAAGCCACCAAGTCTTCCAACATCAACGGGCAGGTAATATCCTGAACTTGCAATACACTGGTTGACCGCCTCTTCCTCCCCAGTGCGCATCAGCCTATAATTCATTACGTACTCGTTCCTGGGTTCCCGAAGAAGTTGGCATCAGTAACATCAATGGTAGTGCCATCAGGAACACCGGACACGCCCGACACAGAGGCCAATAGGCCAGTAGTTGCGCCGTAAAAGTAATTGCCCATACAAACGTATACGTCAGAAGCATTGAAATCTGATGCGCCAATAATGGCGTTATTAGAGAACATTTGTGTAGCTACCGAAGATCCCAGCTCAAAAGTACCTTCAACAGTATTGTCAGAAATTACACAAGTCGAGGAAGTGCCATCTACTAGCATATCTCCGCCAACTCTATTGTCAACAATTCGTGCACCATCGCAGGACGTTGCTGTAAAATCAGTAGTAAAATTATTGTCACTGATAATAAAATCGTCAAGCTGCTCACCAAGAAAAGTTCGAAAGTTATTTCCAGTGATGCTGCATCCAGTAACACCAAGGCCACTATTAAAATTAATACTCATGTCTTGATCATAACCAACATTATCAGCAATTTTTAGTCCATTAGTATCAGTAGTAATAGTGGCTTTAAGCGCGGACAATGCACTAAATCCATCAAAAATATTTCCACAAACAACGGCATTATCAGCATTTTTAATACTAAGCCCGTAGTCCGTTGAAGTTACTCCACCATTAAAGATATTATTTTTAATCACTATATATTCAGTAGTATAGTCAATAACTAAAAGATTACCTACACCATTAAAATAACAATTTTCAACAATAGTATTATTTGATCCATAAATATCAACAATGTCCGCCGCAGCTAGCGCAGAGGTCACCTGCAAATTGGCCATACGAAAGTTGTCGCCCGTAACATTAATCCCATATGTAGCCGTATTTGGCACATTAATTACTGAAGAATGGCCATACCCCAAGATAGTAATATTACTAAGACTAACATCAATGTCTTCAGCAGTGGCAGTATATCCAGGCTCAATAAGAATAACCCTACCACTAGATGCTGCGTTAGCAATGGCAGTATCCAAAGACAATGAGCTATTAACAACCTGAACTTTATTCAAAGAAGAAAAGTTGTTCAGGCTATAGCCATTCATGTCGATGTCGCCCTGCATAACCAGAGGATCGGCTATGTTAGCCCCGATAATTCCAGCAGCAAATGCCGCCTGCACCGCACTAATGATCTCGTTTAGTTTGGTGTCAGCAGGAGTCTCGCCGTCTGAATACGTACTAAGCGTTGGAAAAGCCATTAATCTACCTCATTACCGGAAACGATGTGGTCAATCTCCCACCCAATTAATCCGATGCTGGCATCACTAAATTCCAGCTTGAACTTTATTTCGCGCCCCCGACAATCCAGGGGGAACTCTGCAACACAGGTTGTGTATTCGCTAGGCACTACAGAGTCTGCTACCTCCCAGTCATCCCCGATAGCGTCTAGCTCAGAGGGTAGCAGAGTGATACTCCTAGACTTCCATGGATCATGGTCAACGCGCCAATACACCGTCATGTCCCATTTGCCCCTAGGGGTATGCAGGATGCGCATGGTGGACCAGCGTTTCTTCATAGACATAATCTTAGGGTCAATGCTGCGCCCGTTAATATGAGCAGACTCCAGTGAGATAGTAGCAGTATCATCCTCAAAGAAAGCATCATAAAAGATTTGGCCACTACTATTACCTATCATCAAAGCACGTTCAAAAGGGAACCCGACTGCTGCCATGGCCATGCACGTATGATTAATCTCCCACGGCCCATACCACTTCTGCCCATCTGGCGTAGTTACAAAGAGCCGACTACTATATCCAGTATCATCGGTATCAGAAAAGGATAGGTATACCAGCCCCTTAGCGGGATTATATGTTAGGCCAACATAGTCCGGCTCAGTATTAACATCTGCCGTATCCCGACCAAGGTTAGTAAACAGACCCTGAATAGGCAGCGAAACCTTGGCGTACAACAAGTCGCCGTACTGGTCAGTTGCCGTTAGCGCACTGATACCATCAGGGCCGCAAGCCCACAGGTCATTGGCTACCGGGGATACCGTTCTTTGCGAGTATGCTCCGATGTTCTCTTTGAACATGGCGCGGCTGTACTCGGTGACACCTCCCGCACCTGAAATTCGCCAAATGTTAGCCAGAGTAGTATAAACAATAAGCTCACCAGTAAATGAACGTGCAGCGGTAACATGCTCCCCATCAGCAAGTGGAATATCAATGAAACCAGCATCCAGAGGATCGTCTTCCATCCAGATACTCGCATTTCTATCGCCACTAAAGTAGAGCCTCCCAGGCTTTTCATAATCTCCGAACCCCCACACTCTCGCGTCATGCTCTAGTCCAAACCTAATATTTGGTGCGGTAGTTAGTTCTTGCAAACCATCGGTAGTGATTTTAAAAAGTCTAGTATCAGTATCCTGTTCGGCCTTATTAATTAAAAAGAGGTCACCACGAAATGAGAATAATTGACTTTGGTTGTAAATAAGGTCATCAAAACGTACCCACAAATTACTGTACGTATGGTCAATCCACAAATTCTTATCCGTCACAGCAAGCAATCGTCTACGTATATCAAAAGAATTAGGAACAAGGTTATCAAAAGTATGAATATCATTGACTTTTTCCGCCACTATTCCATCATCAAACTCCTCGTCACGAATGATGATGTTACCGATCTTCATGGTCATATAGTCGCCAGAAGCCATACCGGCATTGCCCGCTCTCACCATGGCAAGATACGTAGTAGAAAGAAAGAGTCCTCCATAATAATCAGTCCAAGTAAACTGGTCAACCTGAGCACCATCTACAGTAATAGTCGCCAGCTCATTTGTGTCAATAGAGATAGCCAGAGTATGCGGAGCTGAATCATCTAGTGTTACGCCCAAGTCCCGCTCAGTCGGGGTGCCACCACTATTAAAGTACCACAGCGAAGAGCTGGTTAGCGCGAACATGCGCGGCTTATTGGAATTAGCCTGGAAAGCAAACATTATTCCGCTACCCAATGTTGGATCTGCCGCCTTAGTTAAACTAGACGACTGAAACGACATCAAGAAAGTAAGCTTCTTCCTAGTAGCAGATAGCTCTTGGTTGGAAGGAATACCAATAAACATACTAGAGTGAATATTGTTTTCTTCCGTGGAATAGTAGGCGTAGGCTTTGACATAGCCATAGTTTTCTTGATATGCATACGCGCCACCATCATTCGAATCTGGATTAGTTATATTGTCATCATTAACTGCTAGTTGATACGCCACACTCTGCGCTGGTGAATCCGATTTATCAATCTGTGTGGGAGAATATAACGTCTGGCCCCACTGAACAAATTCTGGCCGCTTGCGCAGAATACCCTTAAGATCACAATACGCATCAGTAGTCTTGCTCAGTACATTTTCCGGCATAATAGACGGAGATGCCGTCATGTTTATACCAGTAGAGGCAAAATCACCACGAATAGTCAGCTTGCTTTCGGATCTGCGGGACATTACCGCCTCCGATACTTGCCGCGTGTACGCAGCGCGGGTTTAAATGCCAGTTTATCTTGTCCATTCAGGTTAGACTTACGGGCGTTGGCCATTTCTCGCGCCGCATCTTGCATTAATTGGCCAGATGTCTGGGCTTGTTCATGATCTCGCATAACTCGGGCGATGATGTTGTCCGTTATGGCCAAGAACATGTGCTCAGGATAGAAAACTTCCGTATCATCAGCCGTTAACTTAGCGTGTTTAGCCTCATATTCGTACTCCAGCGCGTAAATCTGGCCGCAGAAGCAGTCAATGTGGGCCAAGCGCACAGAATTATCCGTAGCTTTGCCGTGAATAGTAATATAATACGGCTCTCGTCCATCAATAGTCAAGCCATACGCCAGCTTTTTTGCCCGCATTTCCGTTGGATCAATCTCCTCTACCTCAGTTCCAGTGACAAGATTAATCATTCGCTTGCTTAAAAGCTCATTAAAGTCAGACGGCAGTTCGTAAGTATCCTGGCCCATGAACAAAGTAGTGTCCGCGTCAGTGTCGCCCAAGTATGCACGGTCCAGAGTAATCTGGCTAGCACTAGTAAAGGCCCCGATTCTATAATGTACAGTATCACTGCCAAATTGAATGGCCCGCCCAACCATAGCTGCCGTAAATGGATTGTCGGAGCTAGTTACTGCGGTGCTGCCGTAGGTCACGCCAGCCTGATATTCGTCAGTAATGGCCGATAAAGACAGTACCCCCTGCTTCCGTAGCTCGGGAACATGGCCACTATTGCTCACGCTACCAAGTACAGCGTCACACACGCGAATCAGTTTGCGCACTTCATCGGGCAAAGTACCCTCGATAGTGGACACTGCACCCCAGCCCAGTGCGTCAGATAGATAGTTGACAAACTCCAGGGCCTGCATTACACAGCACCTCCTTCAAGTGCGCTAAGTTCCCCTCCCATAGCAGGATTACCCTGTTGGGGAACCCCCGGTGTGGGGGCCTGATTTGGCGAGGTACCGCCCTGCATCTGCTGTCCCTGCTGGGCCATGGCCATCTGCTGCCTGAGCAGTGCTTCGTGCTGATTTCTATGTTGCGCGATAAGGGCCACAGTATGCTGAGGCAACTCCTCAAAAGCAGCGGATTTTGTGAACGCATCAATTTTTGCCAGATGCTCTTGGTGATTGTCAATAGGCAGCACATCAATCGGCTTGTTCATGCGCATGGCCTGAATCTCATGCTCCTGCTGCATCGGGGGATGGGAATACCCGCCCTCGCCAGGAAGCTTCGGAATCAGATGGTCAACATTCTGATTATCTGACATGTACGTGAGATAGTCCCTGAGCCTCGCCTGAGCGGCGTGGGGATCAGACTGGTACAGGGCGTCATTTGACGTATTCATGTACCTCTGCGCAGCCAGGGCGCGTTGCTGGTCACGATTAACACTAGTCAGCGACCCGGTGAACTCATACAGATAATTATTGCGCAGATCCTTGGGACTCACTCGGCGGGGGGCATCCTCACCAGTGACGCTATACCACTTGTCAATACTCACGAAACGGCCATAAAGTGGGACTACCTGGGCAATCATTTCTTTCCAAGCATTGGCTTGCAACTGCTCAACAATGGTGGACAAATGCTCCTCAGCCGCATCCATCAAAGCCATAGTTCCCCTCGCAGTACGCGGAGCATTACGGTAGTTGCTACTGCCTCCAATGCTCGGGCTGAAGGTCAGCCTGTCAGCATATCCTAGCAGGGTCTGGAAAGATGTATGGAAATTGGCCAGCGGCTCTTGGGCAAAGGCGGGGAAGACGACACTGTTTGGGTCAGCAATAGCAACTCCCATACCTGGAGCAATGCCATCTAGTAGCTGATCGTTACTGGCCAAGCCAAGATTGCTGTAGAGGAACCAGGGATTCGTCTTGATAGCCATGGCATTGGCCGTGTTGTTCATGACGTTATCAACTTCAAGGTTAATAGCGTACAGAATTTCAGCCATGCCAATGCCGTAGAAGCGGTCGGGAACCGGGATATACACAGAACTGATGAAGGGCCTCTTGCCATGCGGGAAGGTTTCGTCGTGATACTCTACTCCTGCGATCTTTCGGATTTCATCTGGCAAGAAGTAAATAACATCAATAGGCTCATCATCGCCATCCACATAATCCCGAACATAGATTTCCCAAACCATAATCTGGTTGGGGTCAATCTTTCCATCCTTAGTTGTAAGCTCAGTCCCCGTGTTGCCGGTTTCACCGATGACCTTATCTCGTAATGCGGCGGACTTGCTCTCGGGGTCAGCATTACGCTTCAGCCCCTTGAGAGCATTTAGCTCGGCCTTCGTCAGCTTCCAGTCACCATTATCGACCAGCGTTTTAATTTCATCATAAGTGTACCACGTTCTGTGCGCAACCCAATCAGCGGACTGTAAACACGCAGAGCGATACGGCAGATAAATGTCTTCTAGCTCGACAAGTTCAATGACGGGGCTATCCCGTTCAATGACGTTTCGGAATACCTTAATGTCTACCTCGTCGATTTTGTCGCTCTCTTGGAATTGTGCCCTCGCCTTGAGCTTGCGCCGGTCCTCAGTGAACTCAACTGCATACTCGTCCTCTCCAAGTTGTTTGACATCAATGACGGTATTCTTGTAGTCGCCAAGTCCAAAAATCTCCGACAGCATTTCCTCTGGAGACTTTGGGGTTAGGGCCTGGATCTGCTCACCCAGCAGATTAATGTCTCCCGGCATATACATGCTACGGAGGGTGTGCACCTCAATAGCCCTGCGCCATGTCCGCTCCCACCGGATCTTGCCCACGCTAGTCCCGTCAATGAACATATTGCGCAGATAGTTTTCAAGAGTACGGTAGAAACCAGGAATATCATTACGGAACGCCCAAGAGACGAACCGCTCGATATTCTTGATAGATTTCATGTCTACATCTACGCCACCAGGGGCAGTGATCTGCACAAAAGGATCGGCCCTCCACAAGGCCGACATCACTTTTGGCACAGCCATCTCTACCTTTTCCATGATAACGGGTAAATGTATATCCGCTGCGCCCTTCCAAGGTACCGTTGCGTCATACCCGCCGGGATCTTTATAGTACATCTCGCGCAAGTCTTCGCGCTTATCGAACAGGGCACCACGATCAGCCTCAGACTTTTTAATCTGATGCCAGAAGTATTCTCCACGTTCTTTAAGAAATGCCGGTTTAGTTTTTACCATACGTCCCGTCCTTGCCGCAACATTCGGGCTAATGAATGATACTTGGCATTGGTCATGACCATGTATCTAATGCAATCTACGCAATCATCATTAGTCTTGAGGGGCTTCTCCATAGGATCAGCACCAGTAGCCTTATGTTGCGCGGACTCTGGTTGCCATACAAAGTTCAAAAATTCGTGGACTACCCTGGGGCAGTTGTTGAAGATTACTAGCTGCGGCCCAGTACTCCACTCAAACGTTTCATCGACCATAATCATTTCATTGATCTTGTCGATGCTGGCCATGTATCCCATCTTGTACGCGGACATTAGGGATATGCCGTGTTGGCCAAAGGCCATTCTCGTTGTAGCGTTGCCCACCCGCTCAAAGGTATTAGCAGAAGTGTCAATTAGACGGAGAACTACTGGCTCTGAGTCGGCCCCTTGGTACCATGTCCCATCAGCTCGGCGTGTCCATCCCTCAACCTCTTTGATGTATTCGCTGAACTGCTTGATAGTGATAAGCGAGTCAGTATATACGTCCCGGTATATGTACCATGTGTTGTCGGGGCTAATAGCGATCCATACAGCGGCGAGAGGCTTGCGCGGCGAAGGATCAATCGCCATCATTCGGGGCCAGCTCTCCGGTATATCGAAAGGATCTACCAAGAAAGGGGGCCTAGGTTCCCACGCCTTGAATACGGCTCCCGCCAAGTGAGCGGGCTTCCCGTGCAAGCGGGACTGTAGTTCATCGGGGCGCAGCGAACGAATAAACTCGTCTACTGCTTTATCCTCAAGATGCCCCCCACGGGATTTGCGGTTGTCGTCAATGCTGATGGAGATTAATTCTGTGCTGCTGCCTGGGGTGTTCGCCTCGGCCATTAGTTCGGCCATGAAGTGAGATGCCTTGATCGGCGTTGCTGCGATCCACGCCCGGCCTGAAAAGTCAATCAATCCTCGGGTGAGCGCAATCCACTTGTCCCGTGTGGGGGGTTCATCGCTGACAACAAAATGGCCAGAAGCACCTTCTAATGCCGTTGTGGCTTGCTCCTGGCTTAGTACATGAATCACCGATCCGTTGTTAAATTCAACAGCTACAGGGTGTCCTTGATTATTCTTTTTTATTTTGGCTACACCTTTTGGTAGCCACTCTTCCATTTTCGGAAGAAATACTTGCGTCCCGGCAACCTTCAAGTTCTCCAGCAGATGATACCCGCGATTAGGAACAGGGATTGGGTTCCCATCGTCAAGCCGCACAATGCGGTCAGGGTGATCTTCTGGTAGCCAGGGCCGATATCCTAGGGAGTGTGCAATCTCCTCGACAGTTGAACACACAGATTTCCCGCTCCGGTTAGACCCAAATAGCAACCTTGTGCGGGCGTTAGAGCCAAAAAAATTTACTTGGTTTCCAACAGGTTTAAATGTTACAATCTTGTTATCTCGATAGTATCGCTCTAAGGCTTGTACGTCACGCGCAATCTTCTGCAAAGCGGAAAGTGCTTCCGCCTTATTATCAATTTTTGCCTCAGAGTCCTTCATGCACACTCCCTAATTGCGGGGGCCGGGTATCCCGACCCCCACATATTGCATTACTAGACGTTAGCACCAACAATACCACGCCAGTCCCAGGCCGCAGTAGCGCAACGGAAGCGGGAGCCAATACGGACACCAGACTTCACGTAGTCCACTTCGGACCAGTTCTCGGGGGTAATGCGCCAGTACCAATCCAGCATATGATCATCACTCAGCAGGAACCAGTCAACATCACTGGTCATGAACTGCGAAGCCACAACGGCCAGACCCTCGCGGGACACGGCGTTGATCTCATTGCTGTAATAGTTACTGGACGGAGAAGCAGTCTCCATCGTGCTGTCCAACACCTGCGCGGTCGTAAACCGCAGAGCGTTGGGAATAACGATCTTGGCAGCCTTCTGGAAAACGGGGATACCACGGTCATCCACCTGACCTTCCAGGGCCAAGATAGCTTCCTCGACTCCAGCAATAGACATGGCGGTGGTAATAATGTTATCACCAGTGGTGCCATTCAGCGTGGAGTGAGAGGCACTAACCAGGGCCACACCATCAGGCGTGGTAACACTGGTCTGTGCACTGTTAAGGACATCGTGCCCCAGGACTTCCTGAGTAGCACGGCCAGCCCTGAGCATCAGAGGCATGCGGGCGGCAACGATCTTGTTGCCTTCCTTATCCTCAATGGCCTCCTGCGACACCAGATGCTGCTTAGCATAGGTGACCACAGTGGCACGAGCAGTCGGACCCTGGATCATGTCATCCGAAGCGGCATCAACCAGCTCGGGCTTACTCTGGAACAGAGTGAAGCCACTGACAGTAGCCCCATCAATCCAGCCAGTATCGGTGGACTTGACATTCAGGAACTCGGCAAACTTCATAGGATGTTCCTTGAAGTCGTGGCCGACGATTTCTTCAAGATAAGGTTTTACGTTAGCGTAAAAATTATCAAGAGCAGTGCGGTTAAGAGCCATTAGTAGTCACCTCCTTAAGTATCAGTATCAACCATGTGGTCGAAGTTAACGAGTTTGACGCGAACAATAGGAGTCTTGTTGGCAACGTAGGTACTCGCGTTGTTCGGAATTTCCGTAGCCAGACCCTGAACCTGCACAACTACAGTAGCCGTAGAGGGGAAAGTCGCAACAAGCGCGCTTTCGTCAACAACGCCCTCACTATGGTCGGCAGCTTCGCCACCAGCAGTAACCAGAGGCCCCCAACGATTAACATCGGACGACAAGGTAAACGCACCATCCATCAGGGCGTAGAACTCCATATCATAGTCGTCAGTAATGATCAGCTCAGTCTCGACACCGGGAGTGGCATCAACATGATGGCACGCCACGCCTTCGGCCTTGAGTCCAAGAACCCACGGGATTGCATACCCGCTGGAGATAGACACAGGCCAGCCCTTATAAATCTTATCACTAGCATCAGGAGCAACACGCAACTTGCGGTACTTTTTGCACTCGGACGCGGGCTGAAGACCAAAGGGGCCATCGAAAATAGAAACAGCCATTTAACTACCCTCCTTCTAGGGTGTAAATTTTAAAGCAAAACAAACACAGGCGGGTAGCAATCGACTGCCCAATAAAAGTGTACACTTAGTCTTTGCGGCCAGGGAAGTCAGTAATGCGTGTGTGCCGAATCTCGGCACCAGTCTCGACCATCTTAAGCTGGGCATCGGCCTTAGCTTGCTTTTCGGCCTGTCGCGCATCATATCGTTCTTGACTGGCAAATGACAGCATACAGTCGCGGCCCTTCATGAAATAATCAGTCTGTTCATTCAGGCCCTGAAACTTGTCGAACAGGTCACCAAGTTGCTTTTCAACCTGCTGGCCTAGCTCGGAATCTCGGCGCACTGGTTCCCAGATACGCCATCCAAGTTTCTCATTGGCATACGGGTTCTGCCAGGAAAAGATCAGACCGGCCACCACTGGCAGATCCTCCTTTACCTTACGCATCACTTCCTGATCGTACACCTGTCGAACTTTCTTAGCCATTATTCCTCCCCTTGGTCAGCCTCTGCTCGGGCGGCGACACGTTCCAAAAAGTCTTCGTCACCAACCGGGATCAAGTTCGCCAAGTCTCGCCGCACATCGGCAGTCTTGGACAAGAACTCGTCTTCTACCTTCTTGGTCGCACCAGTAGGTTTAGCGGGTTTAATCTTTCCCATGGGACCGCCACCAGCGTCCCTACGGCCAGCAGGCTGAAGGCCCATGTCCAGGCCGACAGCGTTTGCCGCAGCAAGCAGAGAGTCTTCACGATCAAGGCCATGCTCCCCCATGTACGTGTCCACGGCCTTGTAGAACTCGGACTCCTCATCCTTAAGCTCAGGCCAGTTTTTATACGCCTGCTCGTCCATCTGCTTGGCCTTGGCCTTTTTCTCCTGAGCAGTGGTGAGCTTGGTGTACTTCTCCTCCACAGCCCGCTCGATAATCAGATCGTCCAGAGCCTCAAGCTGAGACTCCGTGACTTCCTCCAGATTCAGCGTTCGCTTGAACTGGCGCAATTCAGCCGCCGTGGCGGACTGAAAAAATTTCTCATCATACTGCATAGTTTAAAAATCCTCCCATCTGACGATCATTTCGTACACTGCGGAAATTCCGGCGATTACGCCTTTTGCGTAACCCATGGCTTCCTTGGCTTCGTGCAATGTCTCGGCCTTATCTAGTTCGGTCATTGTCTGGTTCTGCACGTTAGCCGCCACGGTTTCCTTGAGCTTTTTGAGTTCGGCCAAAATTTCTTTCTTTGTCATCATTACCTCCCGTAAGGCAAGGGGCAGAGGGAAGGCCGGGAGGAAACCTTACTGATCCTCCGACCCCTCGCCTTCGTCCATAACTTCGTAATCAGCTTCTAGCCGATCTCCCAGCTCGGCCACACGATCCTGAAGCGAACTAAGACCTTCTATGTCCACATTCAAGAACTGGAGCCGTTTGATCGAGCCGCCAACACTTTCGACAAGCTGGCGCAGGTTAGCGGGATTCAAGTCTCCGCCGATGTCACGATCATTCAGCCGGTCCGCCCGATCCTGAAGCTTGCTGGCTTGGTCGAGCAGAATACCGGCGGTCACCGCAATTTGCTGGCCGGTCGGCCCACTATGCTGCACAGAAACCAGATTGCCCTCAGCGTCCCTACGTTCCACGCGATCATGGGTGAGCGAATCCGGGGTGATCTTGTCGAGTGCCTGCTGGGCCTTCTCGGTGATCTGGCCGGCCATTTCCTCATACGCCTTGGCCCGTGCACGTTTGATGACATCATCTTCATGCTTGGCCCTGCGCAATTGATATTCAACAGTCTGGTAGGAACACCCTACCTTAGCTGCTATTTCATTATATGTAGTACCTAATGCACGTAATTTAATAATCTCTTCTCTTTTACTGAGAGATAAATTATGTCTATGCTTCTTAGGTAATCTCTTTGTCTTTCTTTTATATTTATTATTATTATTAGTACTCATATCTTTCCTTTACCTCCCTTAATAAATACTAATAGTAATTAAGGTCTTCTTTCATTATTAGTATACCATGTATTTACTATACTTTCAAGACTATTTTAAAAATAATTTATAAGTTATTATATATCAATAGAATAAAATTTACCTGTTTCACCAGATATAGTGCTTTTTACCCTGCCGGAAAGTTTAGAAATTATATGTTCAGATGGTGTGTTACACACGTGTAGAACATATTGAGGCAGTCCCCCACACATAACACAACATCTAGTGGTCCCCCACGCTCCGCATAACTACATATAGTGGCTAGATACTTACCATGCCTAATTAGGCAAAGGGCCTTTTGGCTGCCGAAGCAGTCACACCGCCTAATTGTTGGGGGGAATCGGCGCGTGGACCCCTGTGCCCCTGGCAAATCGGACAACAAGGTATTAATACTACTGTATCCATATGTCCACAATGTTGGAGCTCCCTGGCGAACTGGACAACAAGGTATTAATACTCTTTTATCCAGTACCCGTGGCCCAGGGATTGTGTACAAATGGACACATGACGTTTTGGCAATGTGGGTATGTCACTATGTCATACCTGTCAGCAGCCCCGGTAGCCTGTCACCTTGTCATGTCACTATGTCATACCTGCTATGGCCATCGGTAGCCTGCTCACATCCTATTGCCCCCCCCAACAACTTGCCATTTTGTCTCAAACCTGCCCATCCTAACCGCTTGCCCGCCAACAACTTATGATCCGGTTGACAGAATGTCTGCAGATATCCCGTAGTTTTTGTACAATCTGTCATAAATTGCCGGTTGGCACAGATCTTTCTGCTGATGGGGCGCTGTCTCTAAGTTGTTGCCATGACGCAACTTACAACTTTTTTTCTGGAATTTGGCATTGTGGCATCGGACATGCTAGTCTTGGGCAGACCCGAAGGGGTGGACGCCGATGGACCCTACGGACCCGGAGCCCCTTCAACGGAAGGTCTGATCTGGTGGCTAAACTGGCGAGCATACCAAGGCGAAAGCCGAGATTGCACAGACCCTAGTCCCTTGCACACTAGCAGATTCCGTCAAATGGTCTAGGTTGGACTGGACGCCAGCAGCCGATCCGGTGCTACAGGCAATGAGCCGCCGCCCCATAGGTGGACATGGGCCTACCGGGAAACGGGATAACCAGACCCGTCAAAAACTGTGTACAGGTGCCTGGACTACCGTACCAAATAGCCCACCAACCCAATGCAGGGGAGATAAAAACCCCTGAGCTTGCACCGTCAGTGAAACGGGACTGAAAGCCGGATGGGACGCTAATACCTTGAGTCTTAAGGGATACCTTAAGCCGGGGTGACCGTCGATTGAGTTGCGTGGAAGGCCCATAAGACACTGGGTATTGCATGAGGTAATATTGTGTGTAATCGGGTACCAGTACCGCCGAACTGGGAACCTAGTATAACAGTATCCTGCTATGCTAGTCACCTTAACTTTTCACTTTAATCTAATGAGGTAATGCCATGTACGGTAACCTCCTAAATGTTTTGGTGACGGACGGCAAATCCAGCCCCAAGCAAAACGTCAAGGTACGCAGCAACGTTCATAGCAATAGGCTACCACTTCCCGGTGAAGGTGATGATCCCGCCTTCCACTGGAAGGGCAAGGCCCGACAGGCTCCCAAGGCTAGTTGGGTTCGCAAGGGCGTAGTCCTCAAGGTTCAGGAGGTTAAGTAACATGGCAACCCGATACTCTGCTCTAGTTGCCAAGCTGGACAGTCTGAGGGCTGAAGCTTGGCGTGACATTGCGGCAAGGGAAAAGGAATTGCTTGAGGAAGGAAAGCCTTTCAATGGCGACCAGATCAGACGGCGGGCAATTTCCCGATGGGCCTTGCTGGATGAAATCCTCAACCAGGAAAGGGCTTGACAATGAAGCGGAACATGGCGATTACTGAGTTTTGCAAACTGACGGAACTGGTCGGATGCATGGTGTTCAAGAACAAGAAAGCGTATGACTGTCTCTGCAATGACCGCAGTGGGATGCACCAACGAACCCATGAAGACATAATCACCTACATTCGTGAAGCGGTAGAAGCCAGAATGGAAAGTGAGGGGCTGCTGTGATGGATGCCAAAGACAGGAAGATAGCCGAGCTTGAGGCCAAGTTGGCGATGGTGGCTGCGTGGTTGCGTGACCATTCATTGCTTGGCCCACGGGGCAGATGTATGACCTCTCTTGGGGGCCCAGAAGAAATGTATACGACTCTCGACGCCATCCTCTCCGACACCAGCAGGCCGAAGGAGGCCGACAATGGCTAACACAGGCAGAATGGAAAGTGAGGGGCTGCTGTGATACGCAAGCTCTGCCTCTTGTTCGCCCAGGATCACGTTTTCTATCCTACTGTGATCGGCATTGTTCTGGTTGCGCTGGCAATTGCCTGTGGCACAATCTAAGGAGTAATAAAATGAGCCTGAAAGATCTTGAAAACTACCTTAACGGTAGGATTCAACCACCGATATGCAATGTAAGCATTAGCACGGAAATCGGTGCTTGTGCCGACATAATCCAAAGTGACTTTGGCGAGTCAGTCGAGATTAAGTCTGGTGGGTACGTTTGGGATGTGAACTCTCTTGAGGAATTGATCGGTGCACTAAGCATGGTTCGGGACGTATTGCAGGAGCAGCACAAGTACCTAGACGAATGGGGGGATTAATCATGGGTGAATACATATCCAAAACAGTCGGACAAATCAGAGTAAATGTGGATTGTTATTGTCAAGATCAAGATATTTGGGATGTCAACATATTCGTGGAAAGTGATTCTTGGGACGAAATTTACACTGCCACAATGCAAGCAAACTCGACACAAGATTTGGATAATACAATAGAGCGGCTTAAATGTATGGCCCTGCTGCACTTGCTGAAGCGAGATAGGGCACTGGATCTCCTCTCCAAGCTGTTCAACGTTGAAATAGAAATGGGGTGACCATGAACATCAAAGACCTAGAACAAGAGACAGGTACACTGTCCCAACCAGGGAAGATGCCAGCCTTTAGCTATAGCACCCCAGCAACCAAGTGTAAGATTGGCAGTGCACTGCGCAAAGTTGAGGGTAGCGTATGCGCTGATTGTACAGCTTGCAAGGGACGGTATAGATTCGGCAACGTACAGACTGCGCTGGAAACTAGGTTCAACAAAATGGCACAGCCAACGTGGCCAGTGTATATGGTGCGCCACCTACGTAAGAAATATTCCAAGATGCCCAGGGAAAAGCATTATCACCGATGGTTTGATAGCGGGGACTTGCAAGGAGAGCGTGATCTTGATAATCTAATCTATATTGCTAGGGAATTGCCTTGGATCAGTTTCTGGATACCGACTAAAGAATACCTGCTATTGCAAAAATATAAGCCGGAGAATATGCCAGACAATCTTAATATACGGGTGTCAGCACCGATGGTTGGAACTTGGAATGGCCTTGAGAATGTATACTCCGAAAAAGAAAATGTGCAATACTTACTTGACAATTTTCACGCCTGTGTTAACATGGGCTGGACAATCTCTACGGTTAACGGAAAGGGGGTAAGGTGCCCATCCAAACAGCAAGGACACAAGTGCTTGGACTGTCGCCAATGTTGGGACAAAACCATTCACGAAATCTCTTACGACAAGGGGTAATATCATGGCAACCCGATACTCTGCTCTCGTTGCCAAGCTGGATGAAATCCTCAACCAGGAAAGGGCTTGACATCGCCTGTGCCGCAATTTGAAGGAGGAAGAACAGTGAGTGATTTTCTTATAGTAAAGGACCAGCACAATATGCTCTGCCATATGTTGACAGAGACAGAGTCTATTATCGCCCCTAGAGCGATGCCGGACCTGAATAGGTTGCGTAATGACCTCACTAGTTCGGGAAGGCATACTTACTTCAATCACACGGACGGGAAGCCAACTCTGTATGATCTGCGGGCCGGACTCTCTGCCGAAGAAACCTGGCCCATGGTTTCTGTGGGAAAGCCGGATAAAGAGGATCCCTTTAACGATGCCCAAATTCTGGGGAAAAGGGTGAAGATGAAGTTTGGTCGACTTGTCCGGCAACGCTTCCCGGATATGGAAGATTGGGCCATTGCAGATATCTGCGATGCATGTAATGCCGTAGCTACCACAGAGTTTGTGGTGGAAGAGCTTGTGGGCAAGGACATTGTGAAAGCATACCAGGGGTGCTTAGGAGGCAGGTCATGCATGACAGGAGGGTCAGCACAATACACTCAAGTGTACGCCGACAATCCCTCCACTGTGTCTCTGCTTTTGGTCAGAAATGAGGACAGAGTTTTGGGAAGGGCACTATGCTGGTCCCTGGACAGTGGGCGTAGGTTTATTGATAGGGTTTATGGGGGATTTACTGCGGAAAGTGCGCTTAAAAAGTATGCGCTCCAGCACGGCGCATATACCCAGTTGACGGCCCCGGCAGAGGAGCTAGTGGTTACAGTAAACCCATCTAGTAATGGGTATTGGCCCTATATGGACACGTTCGCCTATATGGTGGAAGATGGTAGCAAATGTCGGCTGTCGTGCAATTGCCCGGATGGGTTCCATGTATGGGAACTGGATTGTACAGATGGCGGGCCGATAAATGGGGACTATGCTTACGAGTGCCATAATTGTGGAGCCGGATTAACTGAAGATACCTTGTACAGTACCGATGATGGTTTGTACTGTGAGTGTTGTTACGATGAAATGTTTGCCCATTGCTATGATTGCGGGACCACAGTTTTCAGGGACGATGCATACCTTACCAACGATAGCAGAGAGGTATGCCCGGAATGCCGGGCTGATAACTATACTGTCTGTGACGATTGTGGGGAGTTATTTGCTGATAGAGAAGTGACAGAAGGAAATGATGGGAAATGTTACTGCGATGATTGCTTGCCAGAGGAGGAAGAAGATGATACGGAAGAAAAGTAAGAAAGCCCATGCACAGGGGATTGCAAGATACTGTGCCATGACAAGGGAAGAATTGATTGGACTGTGTGACTATTACACTGTAAACGATAGGGGATCTTACCTTGGATTCAAGGACAACGGCGGTAATATTCTGGCCGTGGCGCATATAGATCACCATTGTTCCGGCAAGGTACACAGTGTTTCTAAGGACAAAGTAATATCCTCTGCTTTGGATGATAGGGCTGGGTGTTACATAGCTATGAATATGCTGAAGGAATATGGAATTACAGCAGATGTTCTATTAACGGATGATGAGGAGATAGGGCACAGCACAATAGATATGCTTGGGCAGGCTAATCTGTATAAGTATAACTGGATAGTAGAGTTAGATAGACGGGGTACTGGCTGTGTTTTGTACGGATTTGGTGAAATGTACCAGCACGTTACAAAATATTTTACGGTAGAAATGGGAAGCTATTCTGATATTGTAGAGCTAGAGGAAGTGTCCCCAGTGGGAGCCTTTAATATGGGAGTTGGGTATCACAGAGAGCATACTGAGGGGTGCTATTTAATCATGGATGAATTAATATCGCAGCTAAAGAGCTTGTCGAAAATGTATAAAGATATGGGGGACACTAAGGTTGAGCGGGAGCACACTCCCTGTGAAGTTAATGACATAAAATATGTAGACTACGATGACGAATTCTATAATATGTATGTAGACTATGATGATGATGAGTTCTATAATATGCATGTAGACACAGAACATGAGTATGATATAGATTGGAGGTTGGATGATCCAAATGAGAGGTTCGATGACCCTAATGATGTTGAGGGTATGCTGTGGTCAAAATTTGAAAGGTGGGTAGACTAATGGCAAGAGCAAAGTATATTACTGACTGGGAGCAGGTGGCCACTGTCAAGGCCAAGACAGTTCCCCTGGATATCAGGGATGAGGAACACACTCCGTTCCGGTTCAATGGGATTGTTGATCAGTTCGGAACCCAGCTTGGTGCTGTGTCTGATCGTCACGCATTGGTCCAGAATGTTACTGTGGTAAGGGCTACGGCTGACGCACTGTTTGATCTGGGGCACACGCCCAATGATCTGCGCAGAGGCAAGGCGATGTATGCCAATGGCAAATCATCCATTGATATCCTGTTGCCGGGAGAGGCTTTCCGTGCACCGGGTGATCCGTCCGATTTGATTCCAAGTATGAAAATTAAGAACCACTATGCGGGCCTGGGGTCACTGGAGTTCTGGCTTGGCCTGATGCGGGTGGTGTGTACCAATGGCATGACGGTGATCATCCGAGGCGAGTCGATTAAGCTGCGCCATGTCGGGGAGATCGGATACGATAGGGTGTATGAGATGGTGCGCCCCATCATTGCCAAGGTAATGCAACAGGTGGAGGATCAAAAGGAGGTGGTGCAACTACTGGCAGGTATCCCCGCACCGATGGGATTTGTTGATCAGTTGCTGGAGGAAGTCGGGGACAGGTACCGCAGCCGGTTGCTGGGTAGTATTCAAAGTAATATTACCCAGCTTGGTGACACTGGCTGGGCTGTGGCGCAGGGTATTACCGAACACGCAACGCATGACCGTCCGATTGGATGGGCTACCCAGGATTGGGAAGCCAATGCTACGAAGGAACTTATCTCACTGGCCCGGACTTTCTAATCACGGAAGTAATATTACTATTGAAAGTAAAGTAACATGGAATACTTAGAAAGACTAACTGCCTTTATTGAAAGCCCCGTAGGCTTAAGCGGAGAGGTTCGCACTATACATGGGGCGCATATCAAAGTATACGAGTCCAAGCATAAAGATGTACGAGTAACCATTGATGGATATTACTTTGTGCAGCGTGACTTGAGGCAGGGCGCTGAACTATTTAATGCTTTGGCCGATGCTATGGATAAAAAGTACGGTAAGGAGGGCCCACCAATGATTGGGTATAAGCTGATGCGCCAGCGCAAGGACGGCACCCTTGGCTCGCTGTTTATTAACACAACGCAACGGGTGCCCATTGGCAAGTGGGTGTGGGCGGGTGACCATCCAACCAAGGGGTTCGCCCATCGCCCAGGCTGGCATATCATGCCCAAGCCAGAGGCACCGCACCTGTCCGAACGTGGCAGAGTGTGGGTGAAGGTGGAGTTCAACCATTACACTGAGCACCGCAGACCTGACGCACAAGGTGGGCTGTGGTATTTGGCCAAGCGCATGAAAGTGGTGGAGGTGCTGTAATGGTAGTGGACATTAAGGTAGTAGCCAGAGAAGTTTTCTATAGGATAGGATGGGGAACACCGGGACATGTTCCCCTGGAGTTCAGCTATACACTCCTTGATGTATTGGAAGAGTTCTACGGATTAGAAAAAGCAGTGGTTGCTGAGATTGAGGCGGGAATGAAACGGGAGGAAGTATAATGGAACTGTTCGATGATCGCTGGTATTATGAGGAGCCTGAGGAGCCGACATTTTGGGAAGATTGTGGCCGTGAATGGGATGGTGAGGATGAAGAATACCGGGCCAGCATTGAGCCTATGTGGCCTGGGTGGGAATGGAATGAGGAGATCCAGATGTATGAGTTCAAGGGGGATGACGATGGCGAAAGATAACCAACCACACATGATAGACGACGACGATGATCTGAAATACATGGAGCGCAGCACCCTATCCACCTTTGTCGATGAGTCACAGAGAGCAGTGCTATTAACTCTCTGGCAGATGCAAGAGACAGCGGACAACAACGCCTTCATGGCTACGTTTGTTGATTCTGTTCTTTCAGAAGACGGGGAGGACGACGATGGTTAGGGGGATAGGGTACAGCATTTTGTTTTGGGTCGGGCTGTTTAACCCCCCATTGTTAATACTGTTAGCGGCCTGGGTTATATATGACATCAAGCGAAAATAGTTCTTGACAATGGATACCAAATATGGTATACTAAAAGTAGGAGGTTAGAATTATGAGGATTTCATTTGAGTTCACAGGACCAGACAGGCACGAAAAAATGCAACGACAATTAGCAGTGTATAAACTGGTTGAAGTTATTGAGGAACATCTACGGCATCTTAGGCAAGGACTGAATGACAAGAGTTTTGATTCAGCGGATGCTAGTTATTGGGCACGGATGAACTTAATTAATAATCTTCTACAAAGAGGGATTGGTGTTGATGATGGAGGAAAACTTATCTTCGATAGAGGAAACAATAAAGTCGCAGATGATGACTCTTAAAGATTTATTGAGGAGGTCACAGTGGTATCTTGGCTTGGATAAACAATCATCTTCCCCTACTATAGAGGAGACAGCAAACTTTTTAGCTGAGGTACAAAATTATCTAAAGGATTTAAACAATGAAAACTCCTAGGATTCTAGTGCTGGACATTGAGACTGCCCCTACTATGGCTTATGTATGGGGCCTGTTCAAACAGTTCATCAACACTGACATGATAGTAACGGACTGGTACGTGCTGTGCTGGTGTGCCAAATGGTTGGGCGAGGATGAAGTCATGACCTGTGCACTGCCAGACTACGACACGTACAAAGATGACAAGGAAAATGACTACGCTGTAATGGAGGAACTGGCTGGCCTGCTGGATAGGGCAGACATTGTGATCACCCATAATGGAGATGCTTTCGATCTGCCCAGGATCAACACACGCATGGTCTATCATGGCATTGAACCCTACAGTCCAGTGCGTAGCATAGATACCTTAAAGGTAGCCAAGAAAGAGTTCGCCTTCAGTAGTAATAAACTGGACTACATCGCTCAGTTCTTGGGTGTGGGAGGTAAGATTAAGCATGACGGGTTCCCATTGTGGGAAGGGTGTATGTCTGGTGACAAGGCATCATGGAAGAACATGGTAGACTACTGCGCCAATGATGTTCAGATTCTTGAGGACGTTTACTTGAAGATGCGGGCATGGCATCATGGACACCCGAACCTTGGAGTGTATATGGATGACAGGTATGGTGAACTTGCCTGTCCCAAATGTGGCAGTGACTGGGTAGTGAAGGACGGAACCAGGGTACACGCCACTAACCTATCCAAGTTCCAACGGTATCGTTGCAAGAACTGTGGTGGGTATAGCAGAGGACGCAAGAACTTGGCGGATAGGAAGGGCCTATCACCATCAGTATAACGGAGGCCGTTATGGTTGAACCGCATGGTGAGTATAAGATGTCCGGTAATCAGCGTGTATATGAACGCTGCCCGTCATGCGGCAAGGCGTGGAAGTGTTACCAGAGTGAAGACAACGGGGCGTGGCTATGCTTTTCTTGTGGGGCTAAGGGCAGGGTGCCCGTGCAACTGAGTGATGCCAGTAAACTGCTGGCGAAGTTCCGCCCAGCCGAGCCGACGACATGGTACCCCAGGGATTTGCCAGAGTGGAAACCATTGGGCAACATGGCCCGCCGCTGGCTGGCTGGTCGTGGGGTACACAAGCCCGAACAGTTCGGCATCGTAGAGATGGAGGGTGCTCCAAGGGTAATCATTCCTTACTACGATAAGCATGGAGAAATAATCTATTGGAATACACGGGCATATCGTGACGATGGCAGGCCCAAGTATCTCACTGCGCCGGGCAGGCACCCGTTGTACGTGTTGCCAGATTGGGAGAAGCGTGATGAAGTTGTTATTGTGGAGGGCGTGTTCGACGCTATTGTTCATTGGCTGTATACTGGTATTGCCACCGTTGCATTGGGTGGCAAAAGTCTGCCTGATTATAACCGCCGCGACTTGGATAACATGGCCAACGGCAGACGAGTTGTGATGTTTGACAATGACGGGACCGCTGTGGCTGATGCGTGGCGGGTGGCCAAGAGTTTAGGGGCTACGTTATCCTGGGTTCCTCATGGGCAAGACCCAGCCGAATTTTTTGGGAGGATAATAAATAATGAATCATTACGATGACCACGGAGTTGGCGACCTGAAGGCCCGCCTCGCAGAGCTTGAGGCTCTTGTCCACATCGAGCGAGGCAAGCGCGACAAATGGCAAGCCAGGGCCATTGCCGCCGAGACGGAGCTGGCGAGGGTGGCCGATCTGCGGAAGCGATGGGAAGCCCTGCTGTCTGCGGCAAGAGGTCTATCAGTGGTGGATGCTGCATCTGACATAGATGACATCACGAACACAATAGAGGACATCCTATCCGATACCCCTACGGAGGAGGAGTGATGCTGGAACGTGAGCCACAATACC